GTGGTTGCGGACTGGTATTTACCCACCAGCGCGACATGGCGAAACTTGGACGTCATACCGGAAATTACATCATTAAAGTCATGTGAGTTTTTCTAAGACGGCTCACAAGCTTCTCTTTGCAGGCGCTTTCTTTGCCTGTTTCCAGTGCTGCAATCACGATCCATTTTTGAGGATCTTCGCCAATTTCTCCGGCCAGTTCACCAGCGACGATTGGGCTGAGATTCCCTCTGGTCTTGGCGTTGGTGAAAAGTGCGCGAGCAATTCCTAGCTGTCTAGCCCATTCCGCTGCAGGTTTGATAGCTAAAGCTTTTTCCATCAATTCAACAGTTGTCTTCATGGCAACACCTTTTGTCTATTCCAAGTAAACACTGTGGTTACTATTTAGTACCCACCGTGTGTACATGATAGCTTCCGGCTCGTAACCGATGTGTTTACATCACCAGGAGCCGCCAGCATGTCACAAACCATCCCCCGCCCCGTTTCAAGTTCCCCGCCTGGTCACCAAGACCAGAGCGCTCGCCTGGCGGCTTCCGCCCCGGTCGACCAGGTGGGGGGCACCCCAACGCTTGAGCAATTCCAGCGCTGGCTGGAAGCAGAAGCCCACATTGCCAATTCCAAATACAACGAAGTGCTTGCTGGTAAAGGTATGAGCGGCAAGGACTGGAGCAAGTTAACGAAACGTCTTGCGAATTTGCGCGCTGGCTTTGCTTTGGTCGCGCAATTCAAGCTGGAGAAGGGCGCATGACAGACCTTTCCTTAGGTGAACTCGTTCTTCTATCAGTTTGTCTCGGTGTCGTTTTGGGCTTTGGTTCTCGTGCTCTTTGGACATTGTGGAAGTCTTTTTATGACTGACTCCCCCCTCATGCGCAACCAGCGCAACCGCGATCAGTGGCTGTCCATCGCCAAGTTCCTGCAGGAACAAAAGCCCAGCCCCAAATTCAAGCGCAAACCCACTGCAACCCAACAAGCCCGCGCCCTGGTTACCACGATCGTGGCTAAGGGCTCGCAGATGGCACTGCACACAGTTGGGCAAGCGGAGCGCCGCACGGCTGGGGGCGGTGACATTGGAGAGACCAACCCATGAGATTCGAAGACCTCCCCTTCGTGGTTGATGGCCCCAAAGGCTCCAAGTACTTTGCGTACTCGGAGTCTTTCTACGCCTACATCGAAGCCCTTCGCGCCCATGGCCGCATCGTGACTGTAGACACCTCCCACCACCCCGTGGTGGCCTCGTACAGCTACACCAGCCAGCCCGCACCTACCTGCAACATGGCAAACCTGCGCATGGTGCCTTCAGCGTCTGTTGTGAAGGTGATTGCATGACCCGCTCCCACCGCGCACAGCACGCCTCGGCTTCCCCCAGTGCTGTAACACTGGGGGAAACTCCCCGCCACGCCATCGGCGGTGCAAAAGTTGACTGGCTCACCTTCACCTGGTTGCCTGAACCCGACGAACACGTCCTGGCTACCGTCCTGGACCTGCTGCGCACCCACGGATTGAAGGTACATGCAGAAGATGGCCCCGGCCACTTTGGCTTCCAGCACGGCGCGCGCCTGTTCGTGCTCCTGGATGACGGTGCCCGGCACCAAGTAGGCCTCCTGGACTGGGGCGGCGACCGCATGCGAGGCCGTGCCCGCCTTGACCTCTCCGGCTCTGGCTGCTCCAAGGTCACCAATTGGCAAGGCATGCAGGACTTCCTGTACAGCGCCTGGGAATGCACCATCACCCGCGTTGACTTGGCCGTTGACTGCCTGGAAGGTGAATTCACCGTAGACGACGCCCGCGACTGGCTCAGCCAAGGCCTGTTCACAGCAGGCACCGGTGCCCCACCACGCCACAGCACCCCAGGCGACTGGCTCTCCGAAACCCCGTACTACGGTCGCACCCTGGAAATAGGCCGCCGTGAGAACGGAAAGATGCTCCGCGCCTACGAAAAAGGCCTCCAGCTCATGCCCGGTTCTGGCGACAAATGGACCCGCTTTGAAGTCGAGCTCAGACGCAAAGACCGCGACATCCCCCTCGACGTCCTCACCCGCCGTGACGAGTACTTCGTCGGTGCCTACGAATGCCTCCAGCAGCTACTGCCCGTAGCCGGTGAACGCATCAAAACCCACCAAAAAGAAGGTGAGCTGACCGCCGAACGCATGGTCAGCCACTGCCGTGAAGCCTACGGAAAACTGGTCAACGTCCTGCGTGGTCAGGTTGATTCCGACGAGCTCATGGATCGTATTTCCCGCCCTGGCATTCCAAGACGACTGGAAAAGGCCAGCCTGGGCGGATTTATAGCGGGGTCGTCTCTCGCAAAACCCTCAATGAAGGAGCTAAGGCCATGAAAGCATACGTAATCGGAGTACAGATATCGGAAGGTGTCGCCAAAGCCACCGGCAAGCCCTACTCCATCGGCAAGCTGCACGCCGCCCTGCCTATGGCTGGTGAAGGTGCCCGCGGAATGATGGGTTCTGAATACCAATGCGAACCCGCCGTCCTGCGCAAGCTGGACAACGTCAACCTGCCCGCCTACTGCGATCTGGAAATGCAGGACGTCATGCGCTGGGGCAAGCGTGTCCAAGAGATTGCCTCTATCTCTGTCGTCCCCAATGACCCCCAGCCTCTGCGCACACCGGGCACATCGGTTGCCAAGGCTGCATAAGCGCTGATTTCAGCTCGTAGCCTTGCGTGCAGGGCTACCGGCTGCAATCCGCAGTATTCAAAGGAGGACACCATGTCCAAAGCAATCAAAGCCCGCCTGGCCGCAATTCCGGCCTTCGTTCTGGCCACCACCGGTGCCGCCCATGCAGCACTGCCCGCAGGTGTCTCTGACGCCATCGACTCTGCCCAAACCGACATGCTGGCTGCCATCGGCCTGGTGATCGGTGCCATGGTCGCTGTCTGGGGTTTGCTCAAGCTGGCATCCAAGCTCGGCTGGCGCTAAGCGATGGCAGACACGAACACCGCCACGGCCAGCACAGAGACCCTCACGGTCGTTGTGCAGGTCGAGCCCGCACCACCTGACGAAGAACGCCTGGCAGACCTCTCCACGGCCTTCGGCTTGGTGCTGGCGGCGGTGATCGTGGTCTGGTTTTCCAAGCAGCTACTCAACCTTTTCTCTGTGAACCCAGACCATGACTAGGAGCCCCCATGTTCAGTACGCTCGAAATGTTCTATGCGGGCTCGCTGTTGCTGCTGCTCTGGGTAGCTTTCAAGTAGCTCACGCATTCGAGCAATTAACTCCGCCTGCAGGTTGGTCTGCTGGTGGTGGTCCTGGTGGGTCTGTTACTGGTACAAAAACTGCCGTCAATGCTGCTTTTTCCAGTGGCGGCGTTTCTTCGAATGCATCTATTCGTGCTGGTGGTCGTTTGGTGACTATTCCAGCGCTCATGAAGTACACGGCCAACGCCCCCCGCGTCGCAGCCGCAGCCATCATGCTGAACCCATATGTCCGTGGTGCTGCCACCATTGCAGGCTGGCTCGGCCTCGCTGGCCTTGTTTATGACGAAGCCTCTGGCCTCTGGACTTCGTCTGATTCAGAGAGACTTCCACCAGGTGTTCATCTCTCGACTGGTTATGAATTTCAGTCAGGTACTGCTGAATGGCATCCAACGCAGGTAGCTGCCTGCCAAGCACGTCTCTCTATTCTTAAACCAACTGGTAACGTTGCAAGCTTCGCATATAGCCATGTCGCAAATAATTTGTGCTATGTCTCTACCTTTGATAAGGATGGAAAATTACTAGGCACCCAAACCTCCTTTATATCTGGGCGCCGTTCTGATTGCCCTTCTGGCTGGTATGTCACCCCAGCGGGTTGTGTCCAGAATCGTCCTGCCACAACTGTCACTCCAGATGAGGCGGTTGAAGAACTTACCAAGCACCCCATGCCTGCGGAGGTTCCCAAGCACATCCCCGTGCCTTTGCCTGTGGAAATGCCGTACTTTGAACCCTTGTTCATCCCCACCGGCAACCCCGTAGCCAACCCCAAATACGACCCCAGCAAGCCCCTCTCTCCAGAAAACCAGCCCTACGTGCAGCCAGGCACAAAGGTCTCTCCTGCACCAGCTCCTGGTGCACCTTGGCAAGTGGACACAGTCCCCGTCAATCGCCCCACGCCCACGCCAGAAGGCAGCACAGAGCCATCGACGGAACCGTCGACAGACACGCCCCGCGAGGATGGCAAAGAAGACCGCGATTTCTGTGACAAGAACCCGAACGTGCTGGCCTGCCTGGAGCTGGACACCCCCGAGGGCGAGATACCCAAAGGCACATTCAATGTGACCTACGCAGTAGAAAACAGCTGGGGCAATGGCTCCTGTCCGGCGGACAAATACGCCACCTTGGCAGGCAAGTCCGTCAAGGTCTATGACTGGGCGCAAACCTGCGACTACGTCGCCACCTACGTGCGCCCCATCCTGCTGCTGCTCTGTGCCCTGGGCGCGCTGTTCATCGTCATGCCAGGAAGGGCAGAAATATGAAACTAGGAACATGGCTCCTGGCCATGATGCAGCCCATGATTGGCCGCATCCTGTCCGCAATCGGATTCAGCGTCATCACCATCACCGGGTTCGAGCTCGTGATCAGCACCCTCAAAAACACCGTCAAAGACGGCATCAACACGCTGCCTGCTGACACCCTGAACCTGTTCCTGTATGCCGGTGGCGGTCAAGGCCTCGGAATGATCCTTGGCGCCATCACCACCAAGCTGCTGCTGTGGCAAGTGCAGCGTGCAACGCAGATTCTTGGAAGGAACCCAGGATGATCACCGTCATCACCGGCACCCCAGGTGCAGGCAAAACCCTGTACGCCATCACCAAGCTGCTGCTGCCCCTGATTGGCACCCATGTACCCGTGACGGATGACGACGGCGTCACCACCATGCACCCCCGCACCATCTACACCAACATCCGCGGGCTGCTGATTGAACACGAGCTCATTGACGCCGGTGACAACCAAGGCCTCAAAGACTGGCACCTGTGGGCCAAGCCTGGCGCAGTCATCGTCTTCGACGAATTCCAACGCGCCTGGCCACCACGGGCCAACGGCTCCAAAGTCCCCGACGAAATCCAAGCCCTGGACACCCACCGGCACATGGGCGTCGACTTCGTGCTCATCACCCAAAACGTCATCAACACCGACCGCCACGTGCACGGCCTGGTCGGTCGACACCTTCACGTGCGCCGCATGGCCAACATGCCCCTGTGCATCGTGTACGAATGGGACCATTGCAGCCGCCAGTTGCTCTATGCAAAAAGCCTCACCAAGCAACCCTGGCGCTACGACAAAAAAGTCTTCAAGCTCTACCGCAGCGCTGACGCCCACACCAAGCAGCCCCGCAAGGTACCCGGCCTGGTCTGGTTCATTCTGATTGGTCTACTGTCCGCTGCCTACCTCGGCCCCACGGCCTACGGACGCCTGCAAGAACGCATTGCTGGTGGCAAAAAGCCCGAGACCGTCGCCCAGGCACCCGCCAAGCAAAGCACACCGGCACCCGAAGCCCTGCCTGTGGCCACCACAGCGCCCGCAGAAGAAAAGAAAGGCCCCACCCTGGCCGGTTGTGTGCGCTCTGCCACCCGGTGCAACTGCTACGACGACACCGGCCAGCCCATGGCCCCTGAACCCGGCACCTGCGAAATCATGACCGTCACACCAGGCAACCTCTTAGCCGGCGGCAATGTCGACTGGTACCCAGACCCCACGCCCCCGGCCAGCAACAACGCTACTTGGACAGGCACAGTCGTCGGTACTCAAAAAGGTTGGCATTTCTAAGTGCGCGCATGCCTTGTTCTGGGCCTGCTGCCAGCAGTTCGCCTTCTCTCGCGCACCTTCCCTTCGATGTGCTCACATGGCCACTCGCGCGCCTGGCCATTGCTTCCAGTTTCAACCTGGTCAAACCCTGCCGCGTCGTAGCGGTCACCAAGCCTCTGACCACATTCGCGTGGCATTGCACCTGGTCAAGCATGCGCCCAGCTCGTCGCTGATAAACACGGCTGTTTGCGCGTCAGCGCTCCTGACCTAAGATGCTGCGATGGCACTAGATACACGCGATTACTGGCGACAAAAGTGGAACAAGCGTTTCGGCTACAAGGAAAACGCAGATTTCCGCATCGGCGTTTCTGAGCACAAAAGGAAAAAGTACCGCAGAGCATGGGCAAGAAACTTCCAAAACCTGGGCATCTTCTTTTTCTTTGTCGTCTGTGCTACCTATGCACTAAAGGCTTGGCTTCGTAGTTGAGGTGTGGGAGTGTTGGTTGGCTATGCGCGAGTAAGCACACAAGATCAAGACACGGCTATGCAGCATGATGCTTTGCGGCGTGCTGGTGTACGCAAAATCTTTACTGAATCCGGTTCTGGCGTTGGCCCACGACCAGAGTTGCAGCGGGCAATAGCTTCTTTGCAGCGTGATGATGTGCTTGTTGTTTGGAAGCTCGACAGAATTGCGCGGAGCCTTCCAGATTTGCTATCTGTGCAGCGTCGTTTGCGTGATGCTGGGGCATGCATACGAAGCCTTACGGAGCCGTTGGATACGACATCGCCATTTGGTGAATTCACGTTTCAAGTTTTGGGTGCTGTGGCCCAGCTCGAACGCTCAATGATTCGTGAACGTGTAATGGCTGGACAAGCTGCCGCGAGGGCAAGAGGGAAAAGCTGGGCAAAGCCTCGGAGTATTTCGGATGACGATGTGCCCTTGATCGTTCAGCTTTGGCGTTCTGGTGCTTATACCCAGCCTGAGTTGGCTGTCATGTGGTCTGTTTCAGTTGCTTGCTTGAGAGATACGATTCATCGCCATGAAGGTCGTGGACGTTGGACTAAGCTTGTCGTGTAAATACATCATTAAAATCAAAGCATGCTCGATGAACGTGCCAAGTTGTTGTTGAAAGCGCTGGTCGAGCGCTATATCTCGGA